CACCATGAGTGCTGTGAAAAGTTTGTTCTGCCAAAATTCGATATCGTTGATCGTCCCTACAGACGGATCAGCGGCGATTTCTTTAATCTCCACCTTGGAATCTTTCGTTGATCCAAGGAAAATATCGTCTTCGGCGGCTAGAGGATTGTTCTCAAGGTCAAGCCTCTGCGTTCGAGGATTCACCACACGGCGCTTCCGATACTCACGCTTCACGTCGTTGATATATTTTCGGCGCTCGGTGATAGACATATTATCCACCGGAATATCAAACACCAGTTTTTTATGTGCGCGTGTAAGCCGAGTAATCAAAAGCGCGTCTTCAGCGAGACGCAGCCGCTTGGAGAGGCGTCGAATCGGGAACAAAAGCCCCGTACCATAATCATCATCAGGCCGACGCAACAGTCGATAGTGCAGCACTTGCCAGTCCGCGAAATTGAGCACGTCCTGATTCGCGTCATTGACTTGAGAGAACGCTTCTTCCTGGGGAAGTAGGCCGAACTCAGTGGTATTCCGAATCATACTCGGTGTCGGCAAGGGCTTCCATCGACTCATGAACCCTGATGTGTCATACACGAGTTCATCGAAATGCTCACCACCCCGAGCGATTTCACGCGCTCGTGTTCGCATGCCTTTGTCGATACCAAGTAACTGCTTTACAACAAGGAAAAGCGCTCCTACCCGTTCATCTTCAGTTAGGATAGAAACGATTTCCGTGGTGTAGGCATCCGTCGCCACGACGTTATCGGCGTAAATATCCATCGCCGAATTGATCTCGGGAAAGTCATCCTCCATTTCATCGTACTCGCGATAGATATTACGACGCTCTTGAGCAATCGCGAGTCGTTCTTGAAGGAAGGAAAAAGCGCTATTTGATCCCCCACCAAAGAAAGGGTTGTCGTCCGACTGCGCCAACAACAACTCGATATCCGTATCCATCGTTGGCGGAGGTTGTGCTGCTGCAAAAAGCGCGTTGTACGCAGCAATCAACCCACCCACAACCGATGGCTGTGCAGGCGAGGATGGCCCACGATTCAACCGCTGCAACGAAACGAGCGATTGGTCGGCTGGGAGTGCGGTCATTCGTAGTGTAGGCATCAGTCGTCCAAATAGGCGTCAGAGAATAGTATGTCGTCAAAAGTAACTTGAACAGCGTTAGGGTCCAAATCAAGCTCGACAGCCTTGCGCATCCGAATGTCTTCGATGGCGTCAAATACCGGATCGTTCACCAATGCTGCATGGCCTCGCATCATCGTCGGCCTTTCCATCGGCGTAGCCTGCAACATCCTGTAGCAGACGGCAGCAATCGCATCCGTGCAATCCTTCGAGCCGTTCGGTGGGTGATCGACCTTTCCCGACTTCTCGTTTTTCTCTAGCGCTGTCGTCTCGGCCTGTACGATAGAATGCTCGTACATATCGATCCGATCTTCGTACAGCGCATCCTTGTATTCTTGGTAGGGTTCATTGGTCCGGTCAACCGAAAACTCTTCAACCTCAAACGCCACGAAATCTTCGGTAAGATCCTGAATCAGCGATAGAGATTGCCATTGGTCAAAGGTGATCGAAGTGAAACGCATTCCGTAGCTCTTCAATTCCTTGAAAAATCCCTTGATCCATGAGATCCGAATTTCATCGTTGGGTGGCGAGACAACCTGAACTACAAAATCGATGACGTAATGTGGCGCAGTCATCTGTACTTCTTGACCAAGCTGGTTCGCCCGTACTACAAGCTTCTTTCCAGCAACGTGCCCAATTGCGATACCAGCCCTATCACCTTGACCGAGTTTGTGTTTCGCCAAGTCACCGTGCGCGAAATATTCAACAGTAGGATCGAATTTCTTGCTCCACACGTCCCACAGAAGTCCATCCTCTTCTCCAAGCGTGCTCGACTCAGCTTTGAAAGGATGTTCAAGCCCAGCATGTTTACCACGCTGGAATGCCTCAAATACTTTCTCAACTCGCGCAATGAAAGGCGTGATCGCAGCCGTTGAACGACCAATGAAATCACGAATCGCCGAATGGATATCCTTGTGAAACTCGTTCTCAAGATCATCCGGCACATCGATAACTTCTGCGTCACAATCCTCTATCTTCTGTCTATCAGCCTCACTCTGTACCACGAACGGCGCACTGACCTTCGTCCCAAGCGCCAAACGGAAGGTCGTCGGAGAATACTTCCCGCGGTTCGTCTCCCACATGGCATACTGCCGCCAGAAAATACTGGTGTCACCGTCCTTGGCTTCCTTAATTCGACGCTCGGTGTATTCACCCGGATATTTCGAGGATGAAATCTGTACGAGAATACCAGGCAACGTCAAACCAACTTGCTCAAACCGTGATTTCATACGGCGGACCAAGGCATCACGAAGTCGCTGTGCTTGATCGAAAACGATTTCACCGCGCATCTTACGGGTAGACTCGAAAGCGTAGGCCATCTCATTCACTTCATCCATCACCCCGCCAAACGCATCGAAACCCACCACCGCTTTTTCGTTAGCCGCAAACGGAGCTAGCCATACCCCATTATGAAATTCGATGTGATCCAACCGCTCGCGCTTCCGGGGCATATGCCGCTTGAACCATTTTGAGCGGTCTACCATCGTTTGTACTTGCTGGAAGACAACTTGCTCGGCATTTTTCTTGTGAATCGCGAGGTTGATCAGGACAATCCGTGATCCCGTTTGCAGGCCGTAAGCCTTGGCCGGATTCACGAGACATCCAAGCTGATGCAGCATGTAGCAGTGACACAAACGCGCAAAAGCTGAATTATGAGTCGGAATGAAAGTATCACCAATCAAAAATTGATGCGATGGTGAATCAACAGCTATACAGCGTGTCGGCACTGTAGGTACTCGATTAATAGCTATGATATACCTACGCTTATTTCGCAAAGCCTGAGTTTTTGTACCGAAATGTTGTCGCTTCAACTTACGAGGTAATCTAAAAACAGGTATGTGTGGCGTGAAACTGACTCGATAGCGTGGACCACAATCCTTGCCGTATAACTTTGCTCGTTCTTCTGCCCAAGTAGGTTTTAGACCTAAACTGGCTGCAAGTTCAAAAGCTTTACTGGCGATATGTTTGTTACAAACTAAAAACTCGCAATGACCACCTTCCTGCACAGAACCATCTGAATCCATCATTCCTTGCAACAACGCCATGCGCTGATTTTTTGAAGCGCGCATGTATACGTCTGGAACACGTTTTCTGCCTAAAAGGCGTTCTTTTCTCAAGAGTTGACGAAAACCATAAACCCTATACAAAGGCGCTGTGAAATCTTTTGTATAGTTTACAACAGAAACTCCATACCCGGCTTTCTCAACTTCCCCAATCACTTCGATATCAGGAGTACAAATTTCACCGGTTGCGGCCGTACCATCGGCAAGCCACACACCCAATAAGTACGGATCAATAGGAAGCTGTTTCGGGCGACACCGAATAGCCTCTGCAACACGCACAGCATAGTTGTTCATACCACGTTTCTTCAACCCACTTTCAACCATCTGCTTAGTGGTCATGATCCTGTCTACAACATCCTCTTCCCCACAACGTGCGGCATTACGTCGATCGTCCCATGTCGATACAGCCCACTGATGATCTTCACCAGTTATGAACTCAGTACCATCAGACAAAATAACTTCATAACACGCATTATACTGAACACCTGTGACATCTGTTACTCGACATGGTTCACCGCGTTCATCAAACAGGTAATCACCAACCTCAATTTCTCCCATTGTAGTCCAACCGATGGGAGTAGGAAGCGGGATATCTACCGAAATATCTTTCCCCCACCCGATACCACCTGTCAACACAGCCTCGATGTAAGAACCAGAGAACAGTTCTTCGAGATCATCCATGAGCATCCCGTAGATTTCCGGTGTCCCATCCACGTTTTTCAAATTCAGGTAAGCGTCACCAAGAATGAAATCACGAATCGGTACCGGGGTCTGTGCCCAAGTCATCTGGACCAGTTCATCAATTGCAGCGAGTTGTTTGTCGTGCGGGAACTGCCTGAGATAATCTGCCGCCATTTTACGCGTCTCAGGATCAAGCGTTTTTAGCGCTTCATCGATTACGTTTACAACGTCAGCGGCAAGACTTTGTTCAACCATTCTTCCGAATACTTACCCGGAAATCTCTTTTCGTCAACATCTGAACAGCAAAAACCCGGCAAGTGGCCGGGCTGGTACGACTTTGCTTTCCTTTATATAAGGTATCGCCACTCCTTGATCGTGATTCCCTTGTCTTGAAGGACCACCCCGAAGTTCAATTTGCTGTGACCACACCACCACGGAGCGTGCATCCCGAAACACACTCTTGCCTGATAAATGTCTCCGTCTTCGGCTCGCGCTAGAACAGTTTCGTGTGGCGGTGGAAGTTGTGTCGTAACTGGTATCCATGCACCTCGAACAATCTCACCGTCCCTCAAACGCAACTTGCCGCCACCACTTACGGCATCAGGATGAACAGTCGGCGCAACATCGTAGGAACGATCTGTGTTCTTGCCTGAATCTTTATTAGGAATATCAGTCATACTTCTCTCCCTTGCGATCCTTGTACGCGGCTTCTCCTTCAGGCTCGCGCAGTGGCCCCGCCCACACACGGTGCATCTGGATTACCGGTACCGGTTTTTCTGTGGCAAACACGTACATGTCGCCCTCTTCGATATAGTCGTAAAGCTCGTGGGTGATCTTCGTCGCCTTCATGACAACGCAATGTCTTCGTGAACCTTCACTGTCGATCAAGGCGAAC